ATCCGACGAGTAGGTGGTCTCGCTGCCCCCCGTCGCCGTGGGGTAGATGCACCACTCCAGACCGCTTTTCGTTGCCACCGCAAATGCACTGGGCCACCCGCTCGTGGGTACGCCCACGGCGGTTCCCCCGCTGGTGTCGCTGAATTGATTGGGGTTCATGATGATGTTCAGCCCCGCGCTGTTGTAGTAGCAGCCGTCTCCCCAGTCGTATACATTGTCCCAAAGACCCTCAATGTTCCGGTACTGTGTGCCCAGACCGTAACTGTCCCGGCTGTTCTGCGTAGTTCCGGTATGGTACGGCATACTATCCGTATAACCCATGTTTCCGGGGGCGCTGTTGTCTCCGCAGCCTTTGCCGATGGTCTTTTGGCTGTTCCAGTCTGCGAACTCCACCAGGTACAGCATCCAGATCGTCATGCGGATTTGGATGTCGCTCTGCCAGATGGTGCCGCCCAGGCCGTGGATACCGCTCCGCGCCGCGCTCCGGGTGATGTCCGCCTTGGGCTTCCCGCCGCTCTGGCTTTTCCAGTTGCTCGTGTGGCAGTGATACCGGCCAATGTACACGGTGTTCCGCTCGCCCTTTCCATCCCCGCGGTCTGCGTGGGCCGGGGAGACATGGAAACCCGGCGTCGCCTTGTCCGCGATCTGGAGTTTCAACCGGCTCCCGCTCTTTGTCCACTTGAACCAGAATTTCGGGATAGCCACCAGCTCGCCCGCTGCGGGGTCGCTTGACCGAACCATCCCGCTCCAGGGCATCAGGTTATCGAACGGGCTTCCGTACTTGCTCTGCCCGGCCACATAGGGCACAGGGTTCGTGAAGCCTGCCGCCTTATCCGTCCGGCTCCACACCGTTGTGCTGGTGCCGTCCCACTCCACGCCGTAGATGTTCGGCATCTCCACCTTCACAGAACAGGTCTTTGCACTCGGGGCGGTGTGGTTGGCGTCCGCCGCCACATTCACCGTCACTGTGGCGTTTCCGTCCTTAACGGCAGTCACCGTGACCGTGTTCCCGCTCACGCTCACCGTCACCACGCCGCTGGGCGATGCGGTGGCCGAGACCGCCCCCGTGCCGTTCTTGGTCACAGTGATGCTCTTGCTCTTGGCAGAGGCGTCCAGGGTCATGGAGGTGGGGGAGAGGGCCAGCGTGCCTGCCGCCTTTTGAATGGCCCACGCCGCATTTTTGGCGGTCACACTTCCATCCTGCCACCGGTAGTTTTCTTTCGGTGTAAATGTCGCGTTGTAGTTGCCCGCGGCAGTTCCGCTGGTAGTGCCGCCCAGGGTCAGCTTTGTGCTGTCATAGTTGCTCCAGCTCGGGCTTTGCGCCCCGCCGGTATAGGTCAGTGCCCCGGACTGGCTGGGCACCACTGCGATTTTTGCCCGTTCAATGCGCCATACGGCGGTCTTTGCGGTCGTGCTTCCGTCCTGCCACTGGTAGTTGGCCTTTGGCGTAAAGGTCGCCTCATAGCTTCCCGCATTGGTTCCGCTGGTGGTTCCGCCCAGGGTCAGCTTTGTGCTTTCGTAGTTGGCCCAGGCCGGTGTCTGTGCGCTTCCGGTATAGGCCAGCGCCCCGGACTGGCTGGGCACCGCCATGATCGTGGCCCGCCCGATTTTCCACACTGCGGTTTTTGTCTCGTTGGTTCCGTCTCCCCAGGTGTACCCCTCCTTCGGGGTAAATGTGGCGTTATACGACCCGGCATCCGTTCCCTTGGTCACGCCGCCCATGGTCATGGTCTCCGGGTTATAGCTGTTCCAGGTCGGGCTTTGCTCGCTTCCGGTATAGGTCAGCGTTCCGTTCTGGCTGGGCACAGCGTCGATGGTGTGCCCAATTTTTGTGATGGCTTCCAGCGCCGCGTCCGCAGACTTCTGCGCGTCGGTTGCTTTTTGCGCGGCTGCGTCCATAGCCCCCTGCAAGTTGGTCGCCCCCAGCCCCTTATTGTCGGTATAGCCAATGTCTGCGGCTTTCGTTCCGTGGGGGTTTCCCTCCTTGGTCATGCTGTGGTCGTATGCGATCTTGCCTCGATCACCGCGGTAGGCTGTACTCTGCGTTTCGCCCAGGGCCAGGTCGGAGCCGATGGGCGCATAGCTGTGCCCGCTCCACCGGTATGTGATGTTGGTTTCCGCATCCATGTAGACCTTGCCGCTTTCCGGGGTGATCTGCTCCCGGTGGGCCGGGTCAGAGTAGAAAGCACCCTCATGGTAATAGCCCTCCACCACATCATCCACATAGCTGGGGAGCTGCGCCGCCGCAATCTTCCCGTCGTCGCCAAGTCCCGCTATGCCGTTCGGTGCGTTCACCGGCAGCTGGGCGGCGCTCACCTTGCCGTCCTTGTCCAGCCCCGCTACACCGTTTGGCGTGTTTACAGGGAGCTGGTCGATCACCACTTTTCTGTCAGCTCCCAAATCCGCCTTTTTCTCGAACAGGGCCGCGTGGGCCTCCCGGTCTCCAGCGTGGGCACCCATAGCCTCGGCGATTGCCTGTCCCATGGTTTCCGCCGTCACCACAGCGACGGCGTCAATTTTGACCGTAAGGTTTCCCTGGTTGGAGAATGCCAGCAGCCCGTAGAATGTGTACACAAAGTCCGGCATGGCCTCCTTGCTCGGGATTTCAATGCCGATGTCCGTATCCGTCTGGAACAGGGCGATCATTTGATCTTCTTCCTCGTCCAGTCTCGCCCATACGCCGAACTGGTTTAGGTTGTACCCCACCGCAGCCTGTGCCGTCACTTGCAGTTTGAGCCTCTGGCCCTTTTCTGCCGGTGTGTTGGACACGATGCTCACCGTCTGCTTTTCGTTCACAAGAGCCGACTGCGCCAGCATGGCGGTCTGCTCCACTCGCCCTTGCCCCGCCGCCGCTCTGGTGATATGCAGGTTCTTCCCCTCCACCCACCGGGTCAGCAGGTCGTTTCCGTTGTTCGTGATTACGCCTAACCAGGCCATGTTTTATCCTCCTGTTCTCTCGGTTGTCCCGAAGTCGATGATTACCGCTCCTACGCAGGCCGCCAGGGCGTGTGCCGTGGCCGTCCCTGTTTTGGTGTCCGGGCTTGGGTTCACCCGGATGGTGGTGCAGCCCTCCACGAACTCAGCACCTACATAGGCCGCCATCCCGTAAGCTGTCGCCACGCCGCCCGCATCGTAGTATTCCACCTCCTCCAAGTGGGAGCTGAACCGCTTTGCCGCCGCAAGCCGCCGCTCGATCTCTCGCAGCGACATGGCCGCGAACTCCTCCCGCTCCTCTACCGTGACGATGTTCACCCGCAGCCGGAACCTCCCGTGCGTCCCGCCGTACTCAAACCATTCCTCCAGGGTCGAACCCGGATAGATAGCGTCCGCTTGCGCCCGGACTGCGCCCACTGTGCCCATTGTCCGCCGGATGGTCAATGCTGTTTTAACGATGCGCCGTTTCCGGTCGATGTCGTACCCGGTATCATACCAGTCGATTTTCCAGTTGACTGCCAGGGCGTCAAGCACCGGCTCCGCCACGCTGTCGATGGCGGTATAGATTTGGCTGCCGTCGATATAGTCCATGGTCTTTTTGTGCAGCGCAGCAGCGGCCATGGACAGCGCCTTGACCCACGGCTGTTCCCGCACGATACGCGGCAGGCCGTCTGTGATCTGCGCATCTCTCAGGCTTTTAATCATCCTCCAGCCCTCCGTAGGTCGCCGTCACACCGGTGCATTTCGGCAGCATCATGGTCTGCACGGCCACATCCGCCGGGGCTGTCAGCTTCACCCGCTTTGCCCCCGCCGCCCGCAGGCGGGCGATCAGCTCCGTCGGGTTGATGTCCCGCCCAAGTTTCCGCTGCCATGTCTGGAAGTCCTTGACCGCCGCCGTTACCTTGCTCTGGATTTCGCTTGCGCTTCTCTGGTTGCTCTCTGCAATCCAATAGGTGAACGATATGGTATAGTCCACCTCCTCCGGTGCGAGGCAGCTTACATGGTCGCACAGCGGGCGGATGGTCTCGTCGTCCATGTGTTCCGCCATGCCCGCAAGCTCCGTTGTGTTCGGCAGTCGAAGCCCTGTTTCATCCTCGATCACGAAGTAGATGTTCACCTCGTCCGGTTGCGGGCTTACGATGCGGACATCCGCCACATCCCCGCGCCATTCCCGCGCATAGTATTCATAGGCGTCCCGCGGCCCGGCGCAGCTATAAACGCTCGGCGCAAGGTAGATGCGCCTGGTCAGGCTGTCGTCGTCCTCGGTGTCCAGTCCGCCCGTACTCGGTGTTGTGTTGCTCACGCCGGAAATGTACGGAATGGGGTCTACCAGTATTTTGATTGCACCCGAAAGGATGCCGCTGCTCTCCGCTCCGGCTTCCTCGGCTTGTACCACAACATCCGCATAGCTCTCGCCCGCCTTGATCTCGGCGTACTCCAGGCTGTTGAAATACTTCCCGTCCTCGGTTTTCACCCGTGTTCCCGCCGGGATAGCAACAACGACGCTCCTCGGCTCCTCCAGGCTGAACCGCACAGAGGCCGTGGCCCGTTCCGGCGCTTTCCTGGTCAGCCCCACCAGCGCCGCCAGCGCATCCAAGGCGCTCCCGGTGCTGGTTTTCAGCATTTCCATTCTGCCCTTTGCGTCCGCATACTGCATGGTCTGATATTCCATCGCGCAGAACGCTTTAATCAGCAGGTTCACTGTGTCGGCGTCCCCGATCTCCGGGTCTTTCCCGGTCAGCTCCCGGTAGTATCCGGCGTACAGTTCCCGCATTTGATCTTCCGTCTCCTGCAAGGTCATGTTCTCGATGAAGTTCAGCTCCGGGCAGTTCTCCAGCTCAATGATATTAGACAATTTCGATCACCACCTTTGGGGTCATAGTTCCGTCCTGCGCCTTTCCGCCCGTCCATTCCACGCGGGCCACCTTTGCCCGCGGCTCATACCGTTCGGTTTTGCGCACATATTCTGCAACCAGGAGAACTTGCGCATTCTCCTGTGGGCAGTCGATGATGCTGCCGTCAATTCCAAACTCCCGGTCAAGCGCCTGCTCTCCGGCCACAGTCCCATACAGCACTTGCAGGTTTCGATATACCTCCCGTGCCGTGCTGTCGTCCACCTTGCCCGGCAGTATCTCGATCACAGCATTTTCCGTGTTCAGCATAGTGCCCTCCTTACAGGTATTCTTCGATGGTCAGCGTCACTTTGCACTCCACCATCGCCCCCCGGTGCAGCACCACGGCCCACTCGTCGCTGATGTCGGTGATTTTGAACGGATACGGCGAAAGGGGCGAGCCGCCGATAATGAACCAGTCCGCCACATCCTGCTCTGCCGCGCGTTGCAGGCGTCGCAGTGTGCTTCTCGGGTTCACCCCGTCCTGTGCCCGAAGCAGCAGGTCATACGAATATTTCCGCAGCTTGGGCGCAATCCACTGGCTCCTTGCCCTTGCCCCGGTTCGGTTGTGGGTTGCCCACTCGCTCCCGCCCTGTCCTTTCAGGCCGCTCGGTGTCAGGATGCGCCGGTCGCTCACCGTGAATGACACCCCCATATAGCTCCCCAGCGCCATGTGCGATCTCCTCCTTACTTTGGCGGTGTGGTCCCGCCGCCCAGGCTGTCCTCGTGCGTGTGGTTGACAAGGCTTTTCCCTTGTATGACAATATCGCCCGCCGGTGCCTCCGCCTTGATCTCCGGGGCCGACAGGTTGATTTTGGTCGGACTGGTCACGGTCACATCCCCCGCCTCTGTCACGGTGATTACCGCTCCGTTCAGCGTGATCTTTGCCTCGCCGCCCGACACTTCGACTTCCACGCCCTTTGTCACCGTCAGCGTGTACTTTCCTCCGGCGGACACGCTCAGTTCCCCCGCCGCCTCGATGCTCGCAAAGCTCCCGGCCTCGATGCTCACCGATGTTCCCGCCACAAGGCCGACGCCCGTTTTCGCATTCAGGCTGATGCTGGCCGAGCTGCTTTTAGCCTGGAATTGTCCACCGGCCACCAGGCTGATGGGGCCTTTCGCTTCGTCGAAGATTTCTCCGTTGCAGGTGCGCCCGGTGCGCTTGTCCACATACTGCGTGTACACGCCCGTATTCTCGTCATACCTGCTGTAAGCCCGCCCTTTTTGCGAACCGTACTCTTTCCGGTAAAGTCCCTTGAAGCCCTCTGCTGGGCGGTTTGTTTTGTTCCAGACCGTTCCCGTCGTCGTGGCCGCCGCAAGGCCGCTGCTGGTGTGCGCCACGCTGACGATCTGGCCGATCACCGGCATTTTGTATTCGCCGTTGCTGATGGCATTGATCTTCCGCGTCACGCTTTGCCCCCGGTCAAAATATGTCACTTCATAGGTGCCCGCCTCATAGTCGATGGCGCTCACGCGCCCCGTGCGGTTCGTGCTTGCCACCGGCTATCCCTCCTTTTCTGTGATGCAATAGCTCGCTGGCACCCATCCGGTCACATTCTTTCCTACCGGTAGCTTTCCGCACCGCGCCGCCGTGTTGGTCATGCGGTATCTCCCGTTGATTAAGATGCCATCGTAGAAATAATAGGTTCCGCTCTTGTGACACGCCGGACTTGCCGATGTGCTTGCCACATAGAAAGGCGCATTTGTCAGCGTCACCGACGCCCCCGCTTCGGCTCCCGCCGCCGAGCTGGCTGCATTGGCCGCCGGGCTTGTGGTGGCGTAGGCGCTGTCGTAATCAACGCCGCTGTCCTCCTCCGGCTCGTGGTACTCGATCTTCCCGCCCACATCCCAGTAGTGGAACGCAGTTCCGATGCCGCTGCACTCGAAATCCGTGGTAAGTCCGCTGGCGCTCACCTTATGCGTCACCTTGTCAACAAAGTATTTTCCGTCCAGCTTGCCGTACCCGGCCAGATTGATGCAGTTTCCCGCACTCACCAGCCAGTCCCCATCTACCCCGAAGCGCAGCCGTACCGTGCCGTGGTTGGCGTTGTTCAGCTCCGCGCACAGTTGGACGCTGGCATCATATACGCTGGTCGCTCTCCGGTTCACGCTCTTTGTGTGTGTCCCTCCGCCCACGCTGCACACGATGTCGATGTCCTTGTCCGCGTCGGTGTAGTTGAAGTACCCGCCGGTGTATGTGCCGGACAGGGTGGTGGTATATGCAAAACTGCCCGGCCTGATCTGCGTCCGGTGGAAAGTCTTTACCGCTCGCTTTTCCTTGTACTGCTCCCGGTCATACACCCACAGCCGC